TCGAAGTTGTTTGGGTTTGGTGAGCCTTGGAGTGTTGCCATGTTATTCGACAGCCTGAGCTGTTCTGCCGGTGTTTACTCGGATCGCACGGGTCTCGTTGGTCTGGATCTTGATTTGACCCACCAGGGTGTTAACCCATCCAGGAGGCGCTTCCGTTGAGAACATTGAGGTCTCGCGTTTTGCCCTGCTGTCTATTGTGCCAATGGTTCCGCGTTGGATCGGTAATGCCTCGAAACTTCTGTTAACGTCCTGAGGCGAAGCAAACGCTTCTTGAAAGCTGGCTTTTAAAATTGATCCCTTGCCTCCTAGTGTTTGAAAAAAGCCAGTTAATCCATCTTCCATTGTTGCAGCATCTTTAGCAGCCCGCTCAACTGCGTCTGCAAAGAAGTTGATCTCAGGAACTGCAGAAAGAATAATTGTGCGCTTTATCTCGTCGAATCGATCAGCCAATTTTCCAATAGAATCGATCTGCTCTTTTGAGATCAGATTGATCGGACCGATCTCCTTGATCTTGGCCATAGCACCCGCGGCCTTGAATGCCTTCTCACCCAGGATAGCGATCATGGCAGCCTGAGTCTGTGCGCTGCTGCCTGCATCCTTGTGGGCCTGGCCCATCCTCGAGATCAGGTCGATGTTCGAGATGCTCTTGTCGTTAAGTTCAGCGACTGAAAAACCAAGTGCTTTAAAATATTCCCGAGCCTTTCCTCCCTCCTCAATAGCCTTTAGACGCTCCTGGCCGACTGCTGTGATCGACTTGGCCATGGACTCAAAGGAAACACCCGTCTGGCCTGCCAGCACCTGGAGGCGCTGCACGTCGTCGGTGCTGATGTTGAGTTGCTCGGACAAGTCCCCAATGGCATCGACTGTCTCGACCACCTTTGAGACAAAAGAGCCAATGGCAGCAACAGACAGTGCTGCACCTAACTGCATCCCAACGGATGACCTGAACTTGTCGGTCACGCTCGACGCTCGTTTGAGGCCGCTTTCGTAGGCCGAACCGTCCAAGCCGAGCTTTGCAATAAGTGAGAAAATGGCCATTTGTTAGTTCCTTACTGTCTCCCGTTCTTGACCGAGGCGCCAGAGGGCATCGTTCTTATCGTTCCACAATTCGACCTGACCGTGCATTTCTGCATTGGTCAGGAAGAACCTTTCGGCATCGGTCACCGGCATATTCAGAACCGTCTCCTCGGTGAATCCAATGTCGACCAGGCCAACCAGCAGCCTTTCAGGCCAGGGCATGGCTGCCTCTCTAGATCCTGCACCTGGCTGCCTCAGAACCTCGGGGCAGTCGGATTTGTCGCCGATCCATTCCTGAAGGATTTGGCATTCCTTTACTATGTCAGAATTGCTGACCTTCTTGCGCATCAGCCGGAGCGGCACCCACCGGAACACCGAGGTCATGGTCTTGATCGACTCCTCGGCGGATTGGCTGCACACGATAACAGCCTCGACCAGGTCGTTAGCGGTGGCCCGGCCTCCGGTGACGAAGGGCGATCCCAGACGATGCAGCAGGATGGCGTGGCCGACAGTAAAGGGCACCATGCGGAGCCCGATCACCATCGGACAGGCCTTGGCTGTTGCGCTTAGGATGGCGGCCAGGCTGCTCACACGTTTAGGGCGACAGCGGCAGCGGTGGTCAGGTTCTTGAATTTCTTCACAGTGATCGAGACCATAGCCTTGCCGCTCTGAGTCATTTTAACTGAGCCACCGCCGGCATAGATGAACCGTCCCGTGTTTAGGATGTCCGCTGTGCCCATCATCTTAATCACTGGAGCGCCGGTAATTCCCACGGTTCCGTTGACTGGAGCCAGTGAACAGAAGGCCAGGGCGGCGGCCGCATTGGCGCCTGAGGGAATTAGGTTCAGGTTAAGTGTCACCCGTTCATTGTAGCCGATGTGGCCGACCGTCTCACCAGCGCTATTTCGAACCTCATCGGTGTCGGCTTCGTGAGTCAGGTCGTAACTCTCAATCGACGCCAGGGCCGTAAATATTGGGGTTGAGTTATCAGTGTCTAACATGGTCACCGTAGCCGGTGAACCAAACTGGTATGCGAGTCCTTGTGAATTAGCCATTCGTGTGGGTGGTTAGATGGTTGCCGAGCAGTAGAGGGTGAATGTCCTAGTAAACGTCCTGGACCGATTAGAGATTGAGGATGCCCCAAAGTCCAGAGGGGCGGCGAATTGCGCCGTAAACGGGCCGCTGGCGTCGTTTGATGGCGCGTTGAGAGCAGAGGCCCCGGTGTCGTCGAACAGTGGCAGGATCAGGTTGTCGAGCACCTGTACGGTGGTTAGGACAGCAGCCTCGTCAGTGTCGTCGGCCGATAGCTGAAGCTCGACAGCGATCTCGACCTCGCAGGTCAGGTCTGTGCGCTGCATTGGCCTGGCTGAGTTGGTTGAGACAACCAGGCGCGGAAAGTTGGGCATGACGTCCTGCTCGTCAGGGTCGTCGTAGAGGCCGCGGCTGTAGGACGTGAGGCAGGTGGGCGTGCCGGCGCCGGAGGTCGACCAGTCGGCGGCCGCCAGGTAGTCGGCGACTGCAAGTTCAGCTCTTAGGGCGACGGCGTTCATTTGATTGAGATTCCGTTGTCTTCGAGAACCTTGCCGTTAGCCAGGAGGGCCTCGGTCATGTGGTTGATCATTTCCGTCGTCTCGTCGTCCATGGCCTTCTGCATGGCCGTGTTGTAAATTTCAGATACCCGGTTGTATTGATTGTCTGCAACACCTGTACGCATCGAAACGAAAGCGGTGGGATTGAATCCAGGAACCGCCTGAAATCCATGTGCAACGGTGCCTTTGTGGATGCCTACATTCTCTTGAGGAAGACCATATTCATTGGCCATTGCAACTAAAGCGCTGTTTGTTTTCTTTGGCGCTCTGTAGCTGGCAGGTTTAGAAAGCGGTTTCCATTTAGGACTTTGAAATTGAGTGAATCCTCGGTTGTAAATTCTGATAGATTTTACCACTGCGGACCTGAGGTATCCAACCGATGCGATGGATCTCTTCATCAGCGCCGAGGCGGCTGCTTTCATTGCTTTTCCGTAAAGACCGTGACCTCCGTTTAGGTTTACTGTTGGGTTTTTAGCGGCTTTTGTTTGAACGATAAGGTGGACTCTCCTGAGAATCCTTGAGGTTCCAATGCGCTTACCAGTCTTCTTAGATTTTCTGTTTATGTTTCCGGCAGGTGCCCCTAAATAGTCGGCGATCCTTCGGCGCTCCTGGCCCGGGCTCTTGGGCGGCACCAGGACGAACAGTCGGACCATCAAATAAAAGAACCGGCTGTTGATCGCCTTGTGAAGATCGCGGCTCGTCGTCAGCAGATACTGCTTCATTGCAAGGTCGAACTTGCTGCTGTCGACCGTCATGTTGACTCCGAATTTCACTTGGTCTTGGCCCCCAGCTCGAGGTTGTAGTAGGCGCCGGAGGCATCCACACGGCAGGACAGGATGCGGAGGGTCCGGCCTTGATAGACCAGAGTCCTACCGACCACCGGCCGCGGCTTGCAGAAGGTTAGGGCGATGCGGTCGCTGTTCTCCTGGAGAATGAACAGGCCGTCCTCCTTGAGTAGCCGGGAAAAGGTCGTGCCCTGATCGAGCGTGAACAGCGTCGAGTCCATCGAGACCAGGGTGCTGTCGCAGGTCTTCCAGTCGGAGAACATGACCAGGATCCTCGAGGTCACATTGTCTTGGAACCCACCGGAGATGGGCACGTTAGCATCGTTGACCGCTGCCGGGATGCATCGGATCGACGTCCCCTCCCAGATGAACATCGGCGCCCCCAGCATCTGCTGGAGCACCGCCATGCCCTGCTGGAGACTCGAGCCGATGGTGGTCATGTTAGGTGGTGAAATACGTGCCGGAGACTATTAGGCGGCTGGTGGCCTGGAGATGGGCGGCCAGGCTATTGGCTGCTCCGGTCTCGAAGTGCGACAGCTCGAGGTAGCTGGTGCCGGCGATTAGTCGAGCGATGATGGCGGTCTTGGCCTGGTTGGTGCCGTTGGTCAGCCACACCGTGGCGGCGGCCTCATAGGTGACGGCGTCAGGCAGCGACAGCCGGAGGTTGCCTGTGGCGGATCCGCTCACCGAGTTGACGGTGACGTCCGCGGTAAAGGTAGTCACGCATCCGATGGTGGTGTGCCGCGCGGTGTTGGTGGTGATGGCGAAGGTGCGACCACCGCCGGAGTCGATGAGGGTCGGCACCCAGGTCGTCGGTGTAACCAGCGGCAGGGCGGCATACAGCTCGTCGAAGTTGTCGTTTATCTTCTCGCCGGCGCCGCGGAGGGTGTCCCCGGTCTGGTCGTTGGCGATGGTGCCGATGTTGATCGTTTGCTGGGCCATGATTTTATTCCTTAGGGAGAGCGTACCAACCTTCTGCGAGCGTTATACGGTTCCTGGAGAGAACAGGAACACCGTCTGCACCTTTGACCCAGACTCGCGCCTTAACACTCTCAGCCAGGCGCACAGGCTCGCCATGGGGCACATAGACCACACGGGTGGCGCATCCACAGCTAGACGCCAGACTTATCAATGCGATCCAGCAGCTTTTGTTTAAGGTCGGGGTCTGGTTTTGCATCTTCGGCTGTTGGTTCAGTTTTAGCAAGGCCGGTCAGCCATTTTAGAATAGCTGTCACGATCTGCTCGATCACGTTCATTCCGGCTTCTTGTCGGCATCCTTAGCCATGATCAAACCAATGCCGGCGGTCACCGCTGCGATGGTCGAGGCGATGTCAATGTTGGTGCTGGGGTCACCGTCGAAGGCAGCCCGTAAGGCACCACCAACAGCGACCAGTATGGCACCGACACCGGCGAGAGTTGTTTTCGTGTTTTTCATTTGTATCTAAATAATCGATATGCGGCGTAGATGGCGCAGGCTAAGCCAATGAGCGCGGTTATAAGCCTTACCCAGTCAGTGAGGGCTGGAATAAACGAAACAGCGGTGGCACCTGCCGCTGCTGCTAGCGATAGTCCAGGGCTGGTGCTGCTGTTCGTTGGTTCCATTACTCGGATTTAGGCTTCGCTGCGTCGAGGATGATGTCAGCCAATGGAACGCCTACCTTAGCGTTCTGATAGCCACCGGCTTTGATGGCAATGTCGATGAGTTGGAGGAGGCTGTTGGCCTGCTCCTGAGTGAGTTCGATCTTGATCATACGACGGGAGGATCGACAACAACAACCGGCTCCGCAACCACCTCCGGCGGTAAAGGCTGCGCCACCCACGGCAACGGCAGCGTCACCACCGGAGGATTGATCTGATTCTCGATCTGCTGCGTCACGTTCGCCTCAATAGCCGCTTGATCAACTCCGTTGCTGTAGCACCAACCAAGCACCTGCGATTGCGTCAGGTCAGGATATGGCGTGAAGTTATCAGACGGCGGAGCGAACGAGCATGAGCCGTAGCAGGTGCCGCTGTATTGATCCTGAGTGCCATTGCAACGCCAGTCGGCGGTGATTACGACATCGGTGAGAGTGCCTTCGACTTTGCGGACGAGAAGGCGTTCGATGATCCAAGAGAGGGTAATCATGGTATTGGTTAGGCGAGCGTTATGTTGGCGACTCGGGTTGTACCATCAGATCCGCGAAAGCTGAAGCGGAGGTTGGTGTTGCTGGTAGCGTTGACGGTAAGCTGACCGTTGGCAGCAAGAGTCGGAGGTGTAGATGGTGAGGTTAGAATCAAATTGCCAAGATAATCAATCCGCATCCGCTCTCCCCATGCTGCTCCATTATACGTCTGGAAAGCAATGTTACCGCTCGCAGTACGAGAACCGATGACTCCGGTATTCTCGGTTGTCATTGCCCCAATAATAATACCAGCCGAATTGCCGGAAACCAATTCTCGGACATCAAGACCAACCCGAGTGCTTGCGGTCAAAGAACCTGTTCCAGCCGCTTTGAAAGCACCAGAACCATCACCAGCAGCAGGCGTAAGCCCCACGCCCAACCCCGTAGCGTTCAGGGTCATTTTGGTGTTGCTGGCACCTTCGCTGAAAATCAATGCCTTACCGCCGAAGTATTGAATCTGCGTGTTGGCGTCAGCGGCTCCACCGTTGATGATTCCACTATCACCAAACTTGCTCTGGCTGTCCGAGCACAAAATAAAGCGAGAAGCACCTAGCGTAAGCGTGTTTGCGGTTGGAGATGTCGATCCAATACCAACCGCATTTCCAGTGCTATCAACCTTCAGTGTATTCGTATCCACCGTCAGATCGCCGGTGATGGTCAATGCTCCACTCGCAGTCGGAGAGCATGAAAGTAGATTGTTGACGCTAATGCGTTTAGTCGTACCAGATGCCGCCATTGTCGTGTCGGAGACATCGACTACCGGAAACATATCGTTGACTGGATCAGCAGCCGTTAAGGCTGTTAGTGCTGTAATCTTTGAATCTGCCATAGGTCAGTTGGATTGGATTGCAAGTTTAAAGAGGTCTTCCTGTTGCAGAAAACCAGCGTCTTCTCGCAACAGAGAATCGAAAGTGCCAAGTGTAATAACAAGCTTTGAGGTTCCATCTTCCTGCCACAGGAAGCCCTCGTCTTCCCGCAGAACGTCTCGACGCAGCACCGGCGCATCAGTGCCACCGGCTTGACCGGAGAACAACCGATTCAGTGCTATGCCGAGTGAGATCATTAGCTGCGAGCGAGGAAAGCTACAACGCTACCGGATGAGATCTGGAATCCAGTGATATTACCCACCAGCGGGAATCCAGCAGGAATGGTCTTAGAAGTCCAAGTGCCAGATATTCCAAAGCCAGTGATGCTAGTAAACACCGTCGGCTCGGTAGGAATCAAGCCAGCCCAGTTGCCGGTCTGAGCGGCGGTGCTGGTGATGAGCGCGAAGCCTTCTCGGCCCATGCTGTATTCAGTAGAAATGTCTGCTTGAACGGCCATAAAATTGTGTTTCGGTTAAAGGGGAGGCTGTCAGCGTGTCCAACAGCCTCCCCAGTTTTGGTTTGTTAACCCTTACGAACTTTTGGTGCCAGTGCTCCCTGTACCCACAGGATGAGCTTCGAGCCCTCTGCAATCTTCGCGGTGTTGAAGTCTTCGCGCTGGGCAGTCGCGTCGACTTCGGGACCGGAAACAAGCTTAGTCTTGCCGTTCTTGTCCACCGAGATGGTTGTGGCGATTCTCATGACTCAGCCTTAGGCGGTGACGAGAATCTCAGCCTGCGTGGTGTCCGCGGCGGCGGCGCCGAACATGATGTCGTAGGACGCCATGTGAGCGCGGGATGCGCGGCTGTACCAGACGGACAGTAGGACCGAGAGGCCGTTGGACAGTTCTACCGTGCGCTGCTCGAGGAACTCGCCGGCGATCATGCCGACCGGGAGACCGGAGGCCACCGCGATGGCGTCTTGGCCGCAAACGAAGCCGGCAGTGTTCGTAGCAGCGCTGGTCCAGTCGTTCTGCTCGAGGATGTTCGCAAATCCAAAATAGCCGTTGTTCAACGGACCATATCGGCTATCAGGGAACGGATTAGTTCCAGCGGCAGCAGTGAATTGACCGGTGAACATGAGGCGAGCCATGTGTCCGCCATCGAGCAGCAACAGCTTCTGACGGTAATTTTTGGCTAAGGCCAAAATCGCAGGAATGTCGGAGCTGTCGAAGTTGGCGGCTATTCCAATGACAGTGGCGGCGCCGAACAGCGCAGTAGTCATTTGAGCGGTGATCTTCTTCGAGATACCGAGGGCGAAGATTTCGGCGCTGCCCTGGGCAAGATCGGACAATGCGAAGCCTTGATTAAGCTCCTGCTGGGTTACCGTGAAGGTCTTAGTGATCTGATTCACGGTCACCGAGGTGGCGGCCAGTGTGGACTGGTTAGCGGCGCCGTCCTCGAAGTTGGAGGCGTTGTCGACCGTGGCGTCGCCGGTGGTAAACTTCTTTACCTGAACAGTGGCGCGAGGGCGGAGGTTGTCCAAGCCGACGTTGCGAGTGAAACCGCTGACCATAGCCAGCTTAGCGGTGGAGACGGTGATCACTGCATCGGCGAGGTAATCGACAACCAAACCAGAGGCGAAGGTGTTCGCGTTCTGGGGGGCGATCAAGCGATTCTGGCGCAGTAGCTCGCTGTGGTTCTCGATGAGGAAGCGCTGGCGCTCGGCACCGGCGCGAAAGCCCTTGTGCTTCTCGAGCAGTGCATTGCCGAGGTTCTCGATGCGAACCGGGGCGACTGGCTCCGGTGCAGGGGCGGCGGTGAAGGCTTTGGCGCTGATGGCAGCGGCAACCGCTTTGGCCACGATGGCGTCGATGTCGAGGGCGGTCGGCGCAATAGGAGCGGCCGCCACCACGGTGTTGGAATCAGTCATGTTGTGTGGTGTCTGCTGTGATGTCGGCGCGGTTGTCGCGCCATCGGCGGCAGCGTTAGTGCTGCCGGTCGAAATCTTGTCCTCGG